TCCAATGCAGATCATGCCAGCAACTTCTGACTGGATCAATAAAGTTAATTATTCTAATAATAGAATTATGAATGACATTAGATTAAACATTGAAACAAGCATGAAACTGTTAAGGAAACTACATAACAGATATGGTGACTGGACAATTGTATGTGGGTGTTATAACACAGGACGACCAATGATTAATGATTACGCAAGATATTGCGGATCAAATAAAAATTATAAATCAAAATGGTTATCACTTTAACGATTTAAACCTCATCTTTACCGGTGGGGTTTATTTAATTTATAGGTCTCTTCCAACATCTTACCTTTCAATATGGATCTTGACCAAGGTGTGAGTCCCCTCAAATTATAGGTCTCTTCCAACATCCACCATACTTTTTGTAATTGGAGTAGTGGTGTGAGTCCCCTCAAATTATAGGTCTGTTCCAACCATATCTTCACTATCTCCTGTGTTTGCGGGCGTTTCAGACCAAAAATGGATTCAAAAAATACCCAAATTCTTTCGTAATTTATATAAACAGACCCATTTTTTTCATTCTGGTAATAGAAAAATAACGGTTTTCGGTCTTTATCAACATAAAATGTTCTATTACCTTTAACCACTGGTGTAAGGTCGCCAAACTCTCTGTTTAACCACTTTAAGACTAACCTGTCTCTACTACTTTCAGTTATTATTATTTTCATTACATCTTAAATTATAGGTCTCCTCCAACTCGTTGTTGTTTATAAAAAATGCCTGCTTTGGTACGAACCCCCTTATATTATAGGTCTCTTCCAACCATATAGTTAATATCTCCTTTGTTTGCAAGGTATTCAGACCAAAAATGGATTCAAAAAATGCCCAAATTCTCTCGTAATTCATATAAGCATACCCATTTTTTGAATCCTGGTAATAGTAAAATAACGGTTTTCTGTTCTCATCAACATAATATGTCCTACCATCTTTAACCACTGGAGTAAGGTCGCCAAACTCTCTGTTTAACCACTTTAACACCAACCTATCTCTACTACTTTCAGTTATTATTATTTTCATTACATATAAATATAACCATAAACAAAAAACCCACCTTATTCAGATGGGTCTTTTTCAAATTCCAATTCCTTTTGTTTGTTTAAATCAACAAACGATTGGACTCTCTCCTCAGCAATTTTAGAATAGTTTGGTGATAATTCAATTCCCAACCATCGTCTTCCCAATACTTCTGCCGCAACCAAACTAGTTCCGCTACCAGCAAATGGATCCAAAATCACATCGTTTTTGTAGGATAATATCTTAATCGCTTTTGTTGGTATGTCCATTGAGAAGGTCGCTTTGGTGAGTGATCTAGTGTCAGCAAAGTAATTCCACTGACCAAACACAAGCTCCATAAACTCTTTCTTATCTGTATCTTCATAAACTACTTTCTTTTTTATGGTTCCATCCTCCTGTTCAATTTCAGTAGGTGTCCCTTTCCACTGAGGTTCTCCTTTAACCTTTTTAATGTGGTGTTTTTTGTATGCCAAGATTACACACTCCTTTGGATTATAAATATAAGGGCTAGACGGACTCATCCAAGAACCCCAAGCAGTTGTCTTAGATCTATGTGGTGATTGTTCTTCAAGGTCAACGATACCAAAGAACCCAAAACCAATTTGTTTCATCACCTGATACATCTCAGACACAAAGAATATTCTTCCACCTTTCTTTTGTCTATTGATTTCATAAGGTATATTCAACGCAATACGCCCATCATCTTTTAATAAATTATAAGCCTCGGTTAACCATTCTTTTGCAAATACCAAGTACTCATCAAATTCAACATCATCATCGTGAGTGTCATAAGCAATACCAACACCATATGGAGGCGATGTGACAATTAGATCGACAGACCCATCAGGTAAAGTTTTCATTACCTCAATACAATCTCCGTTTATTATTTTTCCTGTTTCTATCATTTTTTTTATTTATTTAATTGTTTCCAATAAATCCCACACTTCATTTGAAAACTCATCAAGAATGTCCCCATTCTTATCATTCCTTAAGTCAACCATAGATTCGATAACACAAAAGTCCACAATCGTGTCAAATACTTCACCCAATGTTTGTTCATCATTTTTTAATCCTTTATATTGATTAAGGATCTGATTTTTTTGTTCTTCTGTTAGTCCCATCTTTATTTATTTTCTAAAGTATCTATATGATGTTGCAAATACCACAACGCCTTCTTAAGATCCTCCAATTCTTTTTCCTTATTCTTTTTTCCCGCCCTTGAGATATACTTTACCGTATTACCAAGTGTGAATCCCAAGTCCCAAGCATCAATAACCTTAATCGCCTCATACATATTCTCAGACCCTCCGTAATGTTGTGGGTGGTTTACTTGTTCTTTATTTTCTCCCATTTGTTTTGATTGTTTTTGAGCCCAAAATGCCCCATCTATATTATAGGTATTAAATCCTTCCCAGTCAAATGCCTTAATAACATCATCAACATCAGGTATTGGACATTTTGTTGAATTATAATCATCAACATAGATTATCCCATTATCATTTAATCTGTTGTAGGTGTTAAGAATATCATTTAACACCCAATCTTTTAAGTGACAACCATCAATTTCAATAAAATCAAAATTCTCATATATTGTATCCAAAGTTCTTGGTACAGTACTTAATGAATCCCCTTGAACAATATGTAAATGAATATTCCAACTCCTAAAGTGGCTAGAAATTATATCAAAATTATCCATAGTACATTCGTGTTCACATATATCAAACACGAAAACTCTAATTGGTGTTTCATTATATGACGCATCATCTAAAATTAACTTCGTTATTGTATCGCAAATTAACATCAACGAATGTCCCATATTAAAACCAATCTCTATAACATTACGTGGTTTGGTTTTTTTTATTAAATCAACCAATGTATTTTGTCTTTCGGGAAACCAACTTATATTTCCTTCCTGACAATCACTTCTCATTCCTTTTAATAATTCCATATTATTTCTTTTCTTGATATTCTAAATGTAATGTGTCTTGTTTTACCACAAATCTAAGTTTTGTGATTTGTAATTTATCTTTTCCATACGATTGTTTAATTTCAAAGTTTAACCCTTTAACATCAAACTTGAGTTTCTGAACAACATAACCTGTAGGGTCTAAATACTCAATGGTAACACCAACGATATTTAACAAATCCTTTGGGTTATATGTATGTTGGACGGTTTCAAAATATTCGGTTAGGAATATAATCTCATCACCTTCATTAAACATTTTGTATTTTCTAAAAAGATATGGTTCAATATCCAAACCTTCAAATCGTACTAACCAACGATTACATTTTAATGGTTCCAACATTGGAAACTCTTGTACTAAATCTGCCATTTTATTTATTCTTATTTATATATTTTATGATTTCATCTTGGGTTTTATCCTCACAATACATTTTAAAGACTTCCCTTGAAAATTCATCCGTTGTGAATATCGCATCCGCACTCAAATACCTATATATATTATCAACATTATTGATAATATTATCCTTCTTGAGTATCCTCTTGTTGAATCCCATCTTTCTTTATTTTTTTTAATTTTTCACCATCAAGATATAGTTGTCTAACTTTTCTACCTAAATCACTATCATTTGGGTATTCCTTTATTAAATCCTCAATCACTTTATTAAACATAAATTTCATATTAATTAATTTTTATTATTTTTTTATCCCCACCAATTGTTGATTGATTAATATAGGTTATTAATTTTCGTTTGAACAATGGAAGTAACGTCTCGTTAATTGGGAAAATATCATCACATTTCATCTCAAACACAGAAAGTGATGGTTGATCATCACCAACATTCCATTGTGAAAATGTATTAATAATTTTTGGAATTGTCAATTTATTTTTTGGTTCAGAATAAACTAAATTAACTAAAGTTTTTTCTTCTGTGGATTCTTTACCTGCAAATTTTACAATATATTCCCAAACATATAAATTGGTTGATTTTTTTTCGTAATAATAAAAATAACCTTTTTTTAAATCTAAATTTTTTTTATTTTTTTTAACATTTACCTCAATTGTTTCAAACACAATTGACCACACAGATTTCGCAATGTTAAAATATTCTAATAATCTTGGTGCTGAAAATTTTAAGATACCAGCAAACTCCTGCATTTCTTCAGAAGTCATTATAGGTACTTCCTTAAGTTTTAAATCTCTAACTAATAATTCATCATCAATTGAATCAAATTTCTTATCCGTATAAATTAATTTTCGTTCCTTAATTAATGTCTG